GGGTGGTTGCGTGCATCAATCGCTCCTGTGTTGGCACAGGAGAAATTAAAGCATGCTTTCAATTGAAGCGCAAGCAAATTAAAGCTTGCTTGCGTTTTGACAGCTCTACCCTTGGAATTCGTCCAGTGAGGTTCCTTGGGCGGCTTGATTCAGGGGGACGGCCATGGAGCTTGGCTCAATGGGCGCAGATGGCATAACGCTGCCGCAGTGCTTGCACTTAGTGGCGGCGGCAGGCATCCACTCCATGCAGGCGCCGCATTGCTGATGGGTGGTTGTTGATGGCTCTGCTGGCCCAAGTGCCAGCAACAGTAGCCACGTCATGAGGGGGCTAAAAATCAGCGCCAATACGATCCACATGCCGTTTGAGCGGTGTGTCCTCTTGGCATAAATGCCGACGAAGATCGCTAACGAGATCCATGAAACAAAAAGTACAAATGGCATGCGAGCCTCCTGGAGTAAGTCATTTTTTGTAGATGCCGATCAGCTCTGCAACGAGCTTGATCCCATGGCGTTGGCTGTCCATCGGTGGGCCGGCATCGGGCACAGCTTCGAAGTGGCCGGCAGTGAGTCGCCGGTATTCACCAAGGAAAAGGGACCCGCTCACGGTCTCAAAGAGGTAGATGTCTCCATCAATACACTCTGACTTGGTTATTCGGTCAAACAGCAGCCGATAGCCGCTCCTGATCCCAAAGCGTGGGTAGCTATTCGGCGAGGTGGCCCACTTGGCGAACCTGGACACTCCTTCCGAGACAGGTAGATGAACTTGTGCATCTACATCAATGTTGTCGACGGGCAACTCATCTCCCAAGCGCGCCCATTCAATTAGCGGGGCGCGTCGTTGCTTTGTAACTTGGGGTGACTCAATCCGCAAGGGGCCTTGCAAGTAGAGCTTGCTTGCTTCGGCGACAAGATGAGCGCTTTCCCCCAAAGTGGGGAGCGCTTCATTTTGCATGGTGGATGAAGAGGGCTCACGGGGGAGCATTGGCCCAACTCCAAGGACCATGAAGCGTTCACTCACGCCAGCCCAGCCCGCGATCCTGCGGAGATAGACCTCATCCATGGTGACTTGATCACCGATGGCGGCCTGCCGGATGTTTTGATAGCTGCAGCCAGCAGCATCGGCCATCTTGCGTTTCCAGGTCCTAGTGGAGCACAACTTGGCCTCGATCAAGTGCATTGCAACCTGGTTGAGTCTCGTTTGAAGGTTCATCACCTCCGATTCTTGAAGAGGAGCATGCAAGCTTGCTTGCGTTTTGCTTGCGATTGAATCGAAAGCGTGCTTTAATTTTGGCATGTCTACCTCTGACCGACTCGACCAAGACAACCGGCTGATCGATGCCCTTGGCGGCACTTCGAAAACAGCGGCGCTCTGCGCTGGCATTACCCCACAGGCGGTAAGCCAGTGGCGATCTGGCGGGATCCCCAAGGCTTGGAAGCAATTTCTGGAGTTGAAGCGCCCTGACGTGTTCAACAGCGTAGTTGCTTCAACCCCTCCCCAAATGTAAGCCATCTTTAGCAGATTGGCGCTAGCAAGGACTGTGTGCTTGTTCATGTCGCCAGTCTCTTTTTTTTGCCTTCGGAAGTCTTTCCGAGTGCTTCCGAATCAGCTGATCTCTTTTCGGAAAGGATCGTATGCAAGTCGACATGCCCTTCTATGAGGGCCCTGAAGATGCCCTCAAGGCCGCAGTGTCCGCCCTGGGTGGCTCCAAGAAGGTCGGCCCCATGCTGTGGCCCGACAAGACCATCGACCAGGCCAGTCGCTTGCTGTTGGACTGCCTCAACCCTGGCCGCGCCGAAAAGCTGGACATTACCCAGGTGATGTTCATCCTGGCCCGCGCCAAGGATGTGGGCTGCTATGCCCCCTTCGTGTGGCTGGCCGGTGAGGTGGGCTTCGATGCCCACCCCATCACCCGCGCCGAAGAGGTCGACCGCGTCACCTCCGTCATCGAAACCGCCAGCGCCACGCTGGCCAGCGCCATGTCCACCCTGGAGCGCCTGCAGCGGCTTCGGGCGGTGGACATGCGGGTGGTGGGGGGGGCGGCATGAGCGGCATGGCTGCATGGAGCCAGGCAGCCTTGATGGCCGATGCGGTGGTGTTTCATCCCAACGCTTTGGTCATTGAGGGCGCTGTGGATGCGCCGCCCGTCTTTTGGGTGCCCATCGGCTGCCGCAAGGGTTGGCTCAAGTTCGAGCCTGTGGCGGCTAACCCAGAAATGTTCGAATGTACTGAAGTACGTTCGGCAGCTGGTCCAGTCCCCGAGTCAGTAGTTCGACTGTCACCTGTTTGGTGGCGTCGGCAGGCAGCGATCGAAGCTGATCAACGAATCGAGTCTTATCGGCAGGGCTTAGATCTGGCTGAAGCTGGATCCGTTCTTCAATCAGCCGCTCAAGGTCGCTGCGATGAAGCCTGATCGTGGTGACTCCCAGGATCGCGCTCAGGCCGCCATCGGCTTGCAGAAAGTCAACGCCGTCTTTGGTCAGGCGCGGGCACTTGATCGTCACCGAGTTGTTCGGGTTGACGGTGACCTGGCCCGCCATCAGGCCGTGCTCGATCAGGTAAACCAAGTTGAACTGGTGCCGCTGCTTGTCGGTGCTTTCTTGCAGATCCTGCATGTGATGGCGTTCGATGTTGCCCGGATAGGCCCGCTGCCCCATCTGGAGCAGCGCCAGTTGGTAGGCACGGTCCAGCAACGATGAAGAACTGGTTGGTTCCATGAGGTCTTCCTTCTTGACTGGTGATGGTTTGTTTGTCGACTCAGTGGCGTGTGCCTGTGTCGTCGGTATTGGCTTCTTTCGCGATGAAGGAGGCAAATGCCGTGCGGCCCTTGGCATCGACATCCAGGCCCCGGGCCCGGCACCACTCGACGAACTCAGCGGGCCTGATGTGCGCGCGGGTCACCTTGTGGCCCTGCCTGCAGAACTTGCGTTCGGCTGCTTCGGCCTGGAGCCGCCAGAGGGAGTAGGTCGCCGGCAGAAGGTGGCCGTCTTTCATCAGGGCCTTGATCTCGGCGAAGTCCTCCAGTTCGTACCAAGCAATGCCAAGAATTTCGGGTAATTCCATGGGGGCTCCTGTCGTGAATGGTGACGTTGTGGAAAGCGAATCCTGCCACGACCTGAGCCCCCGCCATTTCGTTGCTGAGGTCTGCTGAGTGCGCGACAACATCGTGACCTTGGTCGAGCAGCTGGGCGCCATGCCCCAGGCCATGAAGGCGCTGGGGCAGTGGCTGCTGTGGCGCTTCGAGGAATACGCGGGCGACAAGAAGCCGCGCAAGGTGCCCTATTACGTCAATGGCCGCAAGCGCCAGGGCAAGCAGGGTGATGAGGCCGATCGGGCTGCATTGGCCAGCTTCGATGACGCCCTGGCCGCGCTGGCCTCGGGCCGCTGGGATGGCGTGGGCTTTGCCTTCCTGCCTGGTGATGGCCTGGTGGGCATCGACATCGATGGCGCCATCGACCCGGACACGGGCGAGGTCACCCAGCGTTGCGCCGACATCATCGCGGCATCAGGCAGCTACACCGAGCTGTCGCCCTCGGGCAAGGGTGTGCACATCATCGCCTTGGGCGAGACGGCTTCCTTCAAGGACAACCGCATCGGCGTGGAGGTGTTCTGCGGGCGGCAGTTCTTCACGTGCACCGGCAGGGTGTGGACAGGCGCCCCAGACCAATGCCAGCCGCTGCCAGCCGACACGCTGGACCGCCTGAAGGCGCTGATTGAGCGCTCCAAGGCCGCTGCCCGCGTGAAGTCTGGCGCCCAGCCGCGCAGCGTGGCGCCTTCGCCGTCAGATCAACCCCAGGGGCCCAATGATTTCCAGCGCGTCAACGCCATGGCCTTGGCGCTGCTGGATGCCTGGGTGCCGGCGCTGTTTCCCACGGCGCGCCGCGTGGATCAGGGCTTTCGGGTGCGCCAGGCGGATCTGCCCGGCCGCTCAGGCCTGGAAGAAGACCTGTCCATCACCCGCGATGGCATCCGCGATTTCGGCGTGCATGACATGGGTGACGCCAAGGAAGGCCGCCGCAGTGCCATCGACCTGGTGGTGGAGTGGCGTGGCCTGAGCGAGCACGAAGCCTTGGTCTGGTTGGCTGCCCAGCTGGGCGTCCAGATGACGAAGGCCATCAAGGCCGCGACAAGGCCTGGGCCAGCGCAAGCCGGGCGTGGGGGGAAGAAGCCTGCGGCTGAAGTCGAATCTACCCCTGCGCCGGGCTCCGCCAAGGGCTCGGGGGGTGCCGATGATGACGATGACCGCTGGCGCAAGGTGCTGGGCCGAACCGATGGCGGTGGCCTGAAGGACTGCCGTGAGAACGTCTTCCACTTGCTGAGCCATCACCCCGATCTGAAGGGCTTGGTGGCGTTTGATGAGTTCGCCTACCAGATCGTCAAGCTCAGGACACCACCGTGGAGCTCACCCGGTGGCGAGTGGAGCACCAACGACGATCTGGAGCTGGGGCTGTGGCTCATGCTCAATGAGGGCCTGACCATCCGCAGCGAGAACACGATCATCGCGGGCGTGGGCATGGCGGCATGGCGCGCCAAGTTCCACCCGGTGCGCAAGTACCTGGAGCCGTTGACGTGGGACGGCGAAGACCGGCTCAAGCACTGGCTGCATGAATGCCTGGGCGCCGAAGAATCAACCTATCACTCCATGGTGGGCACCTGGTTCGTTATGGGCATGGTCAATCGGGTGCTGAACCCGGGCAGCCAGATGGACTCCATGATCTGCCTGGAGGGCCGGCAGGGCGAGGGCAAGAGCACGGCGCTGCGCATCCTTGCCAGCGATGCCTGGTTTGCCGACACGCCCCCGAAGATCGGCGACAAGGATGCGATGTTGGCCCTGGCCGGCATCTGGTTGTACGAGATCGCCGAGATGGACTCGTTCAACCGCAGTGAGGTCACGGCGGTCAAGAGCTACGTGACCAGCCGGGCCGACCGCGTGCGTGAGCCCTACACCCGGCGCCATGTGACCCGCCCGCGCAGCTGTGTGCTGGGCGGCACCACGAACCAGGATCAGTACCTCAAGGACAGCACCGGGGCCCGGCGCTTTTGGCCGGTGGCCGTGGGTGAGTTGCGGCTGGACATCCTGGCGCGCATCCGCGATCAGCTGTTTGCTGAAGCCAAGCACTTGCTGGCCCAGCCTGGCGCCCGCTACTGGCCCACCCGGGAGGAATCGAAGCTGCACATTGAGCCGGTGCAGAACGAGCGTGAGATTCAAGACCCCTGGCTTGAGCTGGTGGCCTTGTGGGTGGATCAGCTCGATCAACGCATGTCGAAGTCCTTCACGGTCAGCGAGCTGCTGCTGAAGGCCTGCATGGTTCACCCAGACAAGATCGATGCGGGCCGCAGCATGGCCACGCGCATCGGCATCGTGATGCACAAGCTGGGGTGGGTGCGCAGGCGCGACACCAGCGGGCATCGGCTGTGGCGCTACTGGCGCCCTGCCCCTCCAGAGGATGGTTCGGCGGATGAGGCTGGTGGTCCAGTCCATTCCTCGATGGATGAGGAGACAGCATTTTGAGCCGTCCCACCTTGTTCAGCCGTCCCACCTCGTCCCACCTTGTTAAAACAGAGGTGGGACGGATTAAGTCCATGATTTCAAACGGATTTTCTCGATCCGTCCCACCGTCCCACCTTTTTCGTGTGTGGGTGCGGGCATGCGTGTGTGTGCAGGGGCGCGGGGGCGTGCAGGCGCATGTGTGCGCCTACGTGTGCACAACCCTCAATTTCATCAAAACAGGTGGGACGTGGGACAAGTCATTGTCTCTAAACGGTTTTTTCCGTCCCACCTATCCGTCCCACCTTTGCGGCGCGTCGAGGTGGGACAGCTTTCAAGGGGCAGCAGCATGATCCTCAAGTTCGAAGGCCGGGGCGAAGCCCTGTTCAGGGCCGACATGGAAGGCTTCAGCGAGCGGCACATCAATGCCACGCTGGCCACGGGCTTGACCCGAACTGCCGTCGAAGGCAAGACAGCCGCCAAGGCTGAGCTGATGCGCGTCATCGACAAGCCCACGCCCTACACGCAAGGGCAGCTCCGACACACCATGGCAACAGCTGAGCAATTGGTTGCTGAAGTCGGGTTTGATATCGAGGCGATCACAGACATCCGTGGTTCTGTTCAGCGCTACAGCTCTGCAGGACAAGGGAACACGCCGGCCAGTGCATACCTGACACCTCAAGTCGAAGGTGGGGGCCGCAACACCAAGCGCTTTGAATTGGCGCTGCAGGCTGCTGGAGCCATGCCCAAGGGCTGGCGCGCAGTGCCGGCTACGGGCAGCAATTCGGCTGCCCGCCTCGATGCATTCGGCAACGTTAGCCGTGGCCAGATTCAGCAGATCGTGGCCCAGGTGGGCACCGAACTGCTGTCGGGTTACAACAACCGCACCGTTGGCCCACATGACAAACGCAAAGGCGCCCAGGCCAAGCGCCGCCGCGCCCTTGGTCGCGCTGGTGGTCAGTATGTGGCCGTGGTGCAGCGCAAGGGGCGCCTGGCCCCGGGCATCTACCTCGCTGAGGCGCGAGACTTCGGCGCCAAGCTGGGCCTGGGCCGCACGGGCAAGCTGCGGCCGGTGTTCCTGTTCGTCAAGTCGGTTAGCTATGCCGTGCGCTTCGAGTTCAACCGCGTGGTGGGTGAGGTGGTCGAGCGGCGCCTGGTGGCCAACGTCGAGCAGGCCATTCAAGAGCAGCGCGCCCGCCTGCAGGCTCGGGGCAACGGGGGTGCCGCATGACCGAAGCCAGTGGGGTCGTGCTCGCGATGCACCACCAAGGTGAATCGACTGCCAATGCGGATATGTGTTCGGCGGCGCACCAGTTTGGTGATCCTTATCGCTATAAAAACAAAACCCTGAAATTTGGCGGGTCCTTCCCAAGAGGTGCCCACGAGGGTGATTCGGACCCCGTTCTCAGGCTGTTGCAAGGGTCTCCTAAGGGGGTTAAGTGAAGCTGCTGCCCCTGCTGGATCAGGCCATTTCGCAGGCTGAGTTCGCGTCCATCATTGGCGTGAGCGAGGCTCGCGTGAGCCAGCTCAAGGCCGAGGGCGTGCTAGCCCATGGCGACACCGCCGCCGGCTGGCTGGTCTCGTACTGTGAGCGCCTTCGCGACATGGCCGCTGGCCGCGCCTCGGCTGGTGGTGGCCTGGACCTGGTGCAAGAGCGCGCTGCCCTCGCCCGCTCGCAGCGCATCGCGCAAGACCGCAAGAACGCGGTGGACGCCGGTGTGCACGCGCCCATCGGTCTGCTCGCCGATGTGCTGGGCGCGGCCAGCGCGGCGGTGGTCGATCGCTTCGATGCGCTGGAAGGCATGTTGGCGAAGGCCTGCCCCGATCTGCCCGAGCAGGCCCAGGCCGTGGTGCTGAAGATGCTGGCCAGCGCGCGCAACGAGTGGGTGCGCAGCACGGCCGAGTTCGTCGATCGCGCGCTCGATCAGATGCCCGATGCCGGTGATGACGGCGAGTTGCTGGATCCGCTGGAGCAGCTGGACGCGGCCATCCAGGCCGAAGACGAAGGGGGCGTGCCTGCATGACGGCTGTGGCCCTGCGCGCAACCGGCAACGCCACGGCGGTGCACCCGCTGACGCGGGCGGCCGTGAAGGCCGCGGTGCGCCAGGGCCTGGACAGCTTGCGCGCAGACCCGCCCCAGCGCTACAGCGATTGGGCCACCGACAACTTCGAGCTGACCGGTGAGAGCAGCCACCAGAAAGGCGCCTGGGAGGTGTGGCCCTTCCAGGTGGGCTGGATGGATGCCTTCAGCAACGACGACATCGAGCACGTGGATGTGCAGAAGTCGAAGCGGGTGGGCTACACGAAGACCGTGGTGGGCTTCATGGCCTACAACATCGCGCACCGCCGCCGCAAGCAGGCCGTGTGGCAGCCCACGGACGATGACCGCGACAGCTTCGTCAAGAGCGAGATCGAACCCGCATTCGCGGCCATTCCGGCCATTGCCAAGGCCAAGAAGGCCGGCAAGGGTGCCGAAGACACGATCAAGCTGAAGACCTACCGCGACAGCGTGGCCCACTTCCTGGGCGGCAAGGCAGCGCGCAGCTATCGCCGGATCACGGTGGCCGTGGCCATCCTGGATGAGTGGTCTGGCTTCGACCAGCAGGTGGAGAAGTCGTCTGACCCGGGCACGCTGGCCAGGGGCCGGCTTGAGGGCGCGCCCCACCCCAAGTTCATCGGGGGCAGCACGCCCCGGGTGAAGGGGCTGTGCCATGTGGAGCGCTCGCGCCTGGATGCTCTGGCCGACCTACGCTACAACATCCGCTGCCCGCACTGCGGTGATGAGCACCCGCTGAGTTGGGGCGGCAAGGATGTGTCCTATGGCTTCAAGTGGGACGCCGGGCGGCCTGAGACGGTGCGACATGTGTGCCCGCACTGCGCGTGTGAGATCCGCCAGGCCGACTACCTGGCCAACTGGGTGGGCGCATGGGTATGCATCAAGACGGGCATCCGCTACGGAGCTGACCAGGTGTGGCGCGATGCCGGCGGCAACCCGATCAGGCCACCGAAGCATGTGGCCTTCCAGGTCTGGGCGGCCTACAGCCCTCAGCGCACCTGGGCCGACATCGTGGAGGAGCGGATCAAAGCTCAGCGGGCCTTCCGCACTGGCGACTCGGGGCCGCTGCAGGGCTGGACCAATGAAACGAAGGGCGAGACCTGGGAGGTGGTGGGTGAGCGAACGGAGGACCATGCGCTGCAGGCCCGGGCCGAGGGCTTCCCGCTGGGCGTGGTGCCGATCGGTGGGCTGCACTTGACGGCGGGCATCGACCTGCAGGGCAACCGCTGGGAAATCGGCGTGTGGGCCTGGGGGCGCGGACTCGAGTCGTGGCCCATCGATCACTGCATCATCGAAGGCAACCCAGCCCGCGATGAGGATTGGGAGGCGGTGCGCACCTACCTGCAGCGCCGCTTCAAACAGGCCTGGCACGGCGGCACTATGGGCATCCAGTCGATCAGCATCGACTCGGGCCACCACACGCATGCGGTGTACAACTGGGCGCGCAAGATGGTGGGCCAGCTGCGCGTGCACGTGATCAAGGGCGCGTCTGAAGAAGGCAAGCCGATCAAGGGCACGGCCAGCAGCCAGGAGGTCAAGTGGAACGGCCAGCGCTGGCCGAATGGAATCAAGATATGGGTGATCGGTACCGACACCGCCAAGGACTTGCTGCACGGCCAGCTGCAGATCGAAGTGCCTGGCCCCGGATATGTGCACTTCTCGCACCAGCTGCCGCGTGAGTGGTATGAGCAGCTGACCGCTGAGCAGCGGGTGCCGGTGCGGTCGCCATCGGGCGAGGTGTTCAAGTGGATCAAGCGCCGGCCGCGCAACGAAGTGCTGGACACGCGCAACTACGCCCTGCATGCAGCCTTCATGGACCGGCTTGAGCAGTACAAGCCGAAGGACTGGGACCGCCTTGAGGCAGCTGTGCAGCCGCCGCGCGATCTGTTCAGCGCGCCGGCTGAGGCCCTGGCCGTGCTGGCCAATGTGATGGGGCCCGCGCCGGTGATGGACACCGTTGACCAGGATGAGCCCGCGGCTGTCGACCAGGCCCAGGCCGCACCCTTGCTGGACGAAGCGCCGACAGAGGCGCCCCAGGCCGCGCCCGTAGCCACCGGGCCGGTGAAAAGCCTGGCGGCGCCCGCGCCCGCCGCCGATGCCAATGAGGCGGCCCAGGCCCAGGCCCCCTCCCCTGCCACACCAGAACCACAGCAGCCGCAGCAGCCAACGCAGGCCGCGCGCTCTTACGTGCCGCGCCGCTGGAGATGATGACCATGAGCAAGCAAGACCCCACGCCCAGGCTGACCGCCGCCATCGCCGCCGAGCCCGACCTGGTGGACCGGATCTTCGACTACCTGCTGGAGATGGCGCCCGAGTTCGGGCAGCAGGTGAAAGACCTGGATGAGGCCAAGCGCGCGGTGCGCGATGAGTTCGGCGGGGTGGAGACCTACATCCGCAGCGGGGCCAGCCGCGATGTGCGCAGCGACTTGAGCCGGGAGACGGCGCAGAAGGTGCTGCAGCTGTTCAACGGGCGCAATGCCACCGAGGTGGCGCGGCGGCTGCAGATCAGCCGGGCCACGGTGTACCGGGCGATCAAGACGGCGGGCGGGCGCTGAATCTGTCTCACCCATTCCGGTGACGTGAGACACGCCGCCCGATATTTTCGGGGCCTATGGCCCTGACTCAATCCGACCTTGACCGCCTGGACGCCGCCATCGCCACCTCTGAACTGGAGGTGGAGATCGACGGCCAAAAGGTGCGCTACCGCGACACCGACAGCCTGCTGAAGGCCCGCGCGCACGTGGCCACGGTGGTGGCTGGGCAAGCCCGCCCCGCGTCATCCAAGCAGATGGCGTACTACCCCACCTTCGTGACGCGCCGGGAGTGACCATGGGAGCACGTGATCCTGTACGCGACTATGTGGCGCCCACGCTGTTGGACCGGCTGATCGGCCGCATCTCTCCCCAGCGCGGGCTGCAGCGCCACTTCCACCGCCAGCTGCTGAGCCGGGCCTATGCCGCCGCCTCGCCCGCCGACCCGTGGAAGCCGCGCCGCAGCGGCGCCAGCGCCAACACCGACCACCAGGCCGATGCCACGATGCTGCGCGCCAAGTCGCGGCACCTGATCCAGAACGTGGAGTACATCGCGGCGGGCATGAACGCCCGCGTGGCGCACATCGTGGGCACGGGCATTCAGCCGAAGTGGACCGGGGCCCAGGGTGACAAGCTGGCGGCCCTGTGGAAGACCTGGGGCCCCAAGGCCGATGCCGATGGCCGCCTGGACATCTACGGTCTGCAGGCCGCCGCTGTGCGGACCATGGACGCCGATGGTGAGGTGCTGGTGCGCATCCGGGCCCGCCGCAAGGAAGACGGCCTGCCGGTGCCCGTGCAGCTGCAGCTGCTGGAAGTGGACTGGCTGGACAACATCCGGGTGAGCGCCGACAACGGCAACCGTGTGATCGGCGGCAAGGAATATGACGTGCTGGGCAAGTGCGTGGCCTATTGGCTGTGGGACCAGCACCCGGGCGAGATCGCCCTGCTGCGGGCCCGTGGCATGACCAGCAAGCGGGTGCCGGCCGAGCAGATCATCCACCTGTACGCACCTCAACGCCCAGGGCAGCAGCGCGGCTTCCCGCGCCTGTCGCCGGTGATCAACCGGGTGCGCGACCTGCAGACGCTGGAAGACGCCGAGATCGCCCGCAAGAATTTGGAGACGCGCATGGGCGTGATCGCCAGTGGCGATGTGGGTGGGCTGGCCAATGGGTTCGAAGGCCAGGACATGGCCAAGGTGGGCCAGCTGGGCGAGCTGGCCGGTGGTGGCATCTTCCAGGCCCCGCCGGGCATGAACTTCACGGTGGTGGAGCCCAAAGCCGCGCCGGGCTTTGTGGACTACTGCCGCTACAACATCGGCTTGGTGTGCGCTGGCGCTGGCTTCACTTACGAGCAGGCCACGGGCGACATGACCAAAGTGAACTACAGCAGCGCCCGTATCCGCATGCTGGACTTCCGCCGCGAGGTGGAGCAGCTGCAGTGGCATGTGGTGGTGCCGATGCTGTGCCAGCGCATCTGTGATGTGTTCGCCGAGTACGCCCAGCTGGGCGGCTTGATCCGTGGCGAGCTGAGCTACACGGTGGACCACAGCACGCCCAAGTGGGACTACGTGAACCCGCTGGATGACGTGCAGGCTGATCTGCATGAGATCGCGGGTGGGCTGTGCAGCTTCAGCGAAAAGATTCGCCGCCGGGGTGATGACCCCGAGAAGGTTTTCGGCGAGCTGGAGACGGACATCAAACGGCTTCAGAAAGCGGGCGTTTGGGACGCCCTGGTGATGCTGCTGAAGGGCAAACCGACAAACAACCCGGCCGGCAAGGCGGCCGATCAAGGACAGCAATCATGAAGAACTATGTGATGGATGGTGAAGTCGTCACCATGGAGGCCCCGTATGACCTGGCCAATGGCGAAGCGGTACAGGTTGGCTCGGTGTTTGGCGTGAGCGCCAAGGAGGCCAAGCTGGGCGAAGCGGTGGACCTGTCCACGGTGGGTGTGTTTGACCTGGTGGCTGAATCCACCCAGAGCTACCTGCCGGGCACCGAGTTGTTCTGGGATGCTGCTAAAAAGCGGATCACCAGTGTGTCGGGTGTGGGCAGCTGTGTGGGGGTGTGCATGGCGCCGAAGGCTGCGGGCACGGCGGTGGTGCGCACGAAGTTGGCGCCGGTGTTCAGGGGGTTGACGTCGGACCCCGCCTCCCTTGTTGCGGTGAGGGGGGCGGATGATGCGACGTTTACCTATTCCTGGTATGACACGGGAGGCACTGGGGGCCCCATTCAGGTCTACGAAAATGACCGAAGCCTGTACACGCACACCACCGTAGGCGACGTGAACCGGATCATCTGTGTTGACCCTATCAATGGGAACGATGCGGGGGACGGCACGCCAGCCAATCCCAAAAAGACCCTCAAGCACAGCGCGGCTGGAGGTGCGTGGACCGGGGCAGTGACAAACTACCAGTTGGCCGACATGATCTGTCTGAAGCGCGCCACCCGCCTAGTCCACGACACCGGAGATGCCATCCGCCTTGGGGGCAACAATCGCCACATGGGCGCTTACGGCGACCCATCTTTGCCGCGCCCGGTCGTCCAGTCCAGCCAGTCATCGGTGGCGGGGCCATATACGGTCCTCATCGAAAGCGAGAACTGCTCATTCGCCGACATCGATGTGGACGCGAGCCTTAGTGGAGGCGACAAATCTGGCGTCGTGATCACCAACGGCTCACGCGAGCAGGATATCTACTCGGTCGTTGTGCAAAACAGCACAATCACAGGGGTCACCAGCACCATCAGCGGTACTTATCCGAACATTGCGTCAACGCTTCGCGCCCCTGTGCGGGTGATGGCCAACGGGCAAAGTGGCTCGCGGACAACCGCGTACAACACAGCCTATGACATCGACATCATCAACGTCGATGCGATCAACGGTGCGGTCGGCGGCTTTCATACCTCTGGATGCGCGGGCAAATGGATCAACGGCGTGTTGCACGGTGTGCGCTTGCGCGGCTGCAAGACTCTCGGTGGCGGATGGAGAGCTGACGGCCTCGGGATGTCGTCCTTCTCCATGGGTACCTTGCGGGACGTTTTCCCGACCTTCACGCTTGCGAGCGGAACCACCTATTGGTTTGATGTCAGCGTGGCCAGCATCTACAACAAATCTGTGCCCGACATCGAGATCCTGCACATGCGAATTGGATCTATTTGGAACATGCGGAGAACGACCAACGCGCAAACGGCACCAGCGGTTGGCGAGTTCGGGTTTGACGTTACGACCCAGCGCGTCTATGTGAACGGCGGCGCGGCGTTGCCCACGACTGCGCAGACCACCAATGGCGTGGACATGTGCACCTATGCCACCAAGGGGATGTTGTACGACCGTTGCTTCGTGCGTGACATGGTCTGGGCCCAGACGACATCGACCCATGAAGCGCACGGCATCGCGTTCGATGATTTCACGAGCGATTCGATCGTCATGAACTGCGAGTTGATCAACAACGCAGGCATGGGCGTGTCGCTGAACCGGGGGCTGCGGAACCAGGTTCTCAACAGTCGATTTGCTGGCAATGGCTTCGGAGCAGTCGGCGGCTTGACATTGGGAAGTCGCGTCTGGGGCAATTGGGTCGAGTCAAGCACTCGATCCCAGCTGTCGGGCCGAAATGGCGTGATCGCTGTACTGTCGCCTGTCTACAAATTCTCGGATCTACAAAACAGGGTTGGTGGCTTCCGCCGCCTGGCGTACACAGGATCAGATCCGACCGGGGCGCTGGTCGATGGCGTCGACAACTTTGATTGCCCCTCACTTTTGTTTGACGACTCTGTGGTGGTGCCGGGTGTGGGATCTGTCACATCCGGGCTTGTGCTCGCGCGGGGAATGATGACGCCCGCCGAGGCAGCTCGTCGCATGTGGTCTCCAAATTTTGTGGGGCTCTGAAAATGAAGCGATTGACACCCTCATCCTGGCCCTGCTGCCCACGCGCTGAGCGTGATCTAAGCAGCCCACCCCACAGCCCGCCTGGAGACAGAGCGGGCGATACCCAGTGCCCCGCTTCGGCGGGGTTTTTCATTCCCTGCGCACGCACTCAATTCTGTCTCACTCATTCCGGTGACGTGAGACAACCCGCTCGGCACAGTGTCTGCTCATGCCGAGCACCGAAACCCCAACCGATGTCACAACCCACGACCTGCCTCCGCAGGTTCGTGCGGCCACCCTGGTCCCGTCCACGTACAACGAGACGGACAACACCGTCGAGGTGATCTGGACCACCGGCTCGCGCCGCCGGGCTTTTGACTACTGGAACGACACCCTCTACGAAGAAGAGCTCGTGGTCAGCACCGATGCGGTGGACATGACCCGCTTCGAAGCTGGTGTGGTTCAGGTGCTCGATGGCCACAAGGTCTATGGCGGTGTGGCGTCCATTCTGGGCGTGGCCACACGCGGCTGGATCGATGGCGGCGAAGGCCGCGCCCTGCTGCGCTTGAGTCAGCGCGAAGAGCTGGCTGGCATCGTGGCCGACATCAAGGCCGGGATCATCCGCAGCATCAGCTTTGGCTACTCGGTCGAGCGCTACGAGATCGTGCGCGCTCAGGACCGCACCGATGGCGTGAACCTGCCGCTGTACCGCGCTGTGCGCTGGACCCCGCAGGAAATCTCTTTTGTCACCGTGCCCGCTGATCCGGGCGCGCAAACGCGCGGCCAGCAACAGGCCGCTGATTCCAGTGCTCGCAATGGCAGCCATCAAAACGGCCTGCCTTGCGAATTCGTCCGGGCGAGTGCGCCCATCAACTCCCGTTTGGAGACTTCCATGCCTCACCAGGCTGACACCACCTCGGGCGGCGCACCCGCAACGCCCATCACCACCACCATCGTGGGCGCCGGCAATGCCGGTGCCGGCGAAGCCCAGCGCGGCGCTGACCAGGTCAATGCCGCCGCTGACATCATCGACCTGTGCACCCGCCACAACCTGCCGAGCCTGGCCTCTGGCCTGATCCGCTCGGGCCGCAGCCTGGACGATGCCCGCAGCACCGTGCTGGATGAGCTGGCCCGCCGCGATGCCGCTGCCGGTGGCCACACCAACGTGCGCGTGGAGACCGTGCGCGATGAGCTGGAAACCCGCATGGCGGGCATCGGCGAGGCGATGCTGGCCCGCGTGGATGCGCGCGCCCAGCTGACCGACAACGGCCGCCAGTATCGTGGCATGTCGCTGTTGGAGGTGGGCCGCGACATGCTGGCCGCCGCCGGTGTGAACACGCGCGGCATGGACAAGATGACGCTGGCCACGCGCATGCTGACCTTCCGCAGCGGTGGCTTGAACACGGTGAGCGACTTCTCGTCGCTCATGTCCAACGTGGCCAACAAGCGCCTGCGCATGGGCTACGAAGAGAACCCCGGCACTTACACCCGCTGGGCCCGCCGCGCGCCGAACGCGCCGGACTTCAAGAGCATCAGCGTGGTGCAGATGTCGGCCATGCCCGATCTGCTGCAGACCAACGAGCACGGCGAGTTCAAGTACGGCACCCTGAAAGACGGCGCCGAGACCTATCAGCTGCTGACCTACGGCCGCATTGTGTCGCTGTCGCGCCAGGCTGTGATCAACGATGACCTGCGCGCCTTCGACCGCATGGTGACGGGCTTCGGCGGCGCTTCGGCCCGCCTTGAAAACCGCATGGTCTACGCCCAGCTGACGGCCAACGCGCCCCTGGCCGATGGCATCGCGCTGTTCAACGCCGGCCACGGCAACCTGCTCACGGGCGCTGGCTCGGCCCTGCAGTTCACGGCGCTGAGCGATGGCCGCAAGGCGATGCGCAAGCAGAAGGGCATGCAGTCTGAAGAGCTGAACCTGGCGCCGGCCTACCTGATCGTGCCGACCGATCTGGAACAGACGGCTTACCAGCTGACCAGCTCGCAGTACACGCCCGCCACCAAGAGCGAGGTGAACGAGTTCCGCACCGGTGGCCGCACCGCGCTGGAGCCGATCGTGGAGCCGGTGCTGGATGGCTCCAGCGCTGCCCAGTGGTATCTGGCCGCCAACAGCAGCCAGGTGGACACGGTCGAGTACTGCTACCTGGACGGCGCAGAAGGCCCGGTCATCGAAAGCGAAGTGGGCTTCGAGGTCGACGGCCTGAGCTTCAAGTGCCGCGAGGACTTCGCCACCAAGGTGATCGACCACCGTGGCCTGTGCCGCTCGAACGGCTCCTGATCGTGATGGCCTGGCTTCATCGGTGATGCGGCCAGGCTGAACAGCAACCACCAACCACCTACAGAGGTTGTATGAAGAATTTTGTCAACGAGGGTGAAACCGTCACCCTGATCGCGCCCTATGCCGTCGCCTCTGGTGGCGGCTTGCTGGTGGGCTCGTTGTTCGGTGTGGCCGCGTCTGACGCGGCCAATGGCGCCAGCGTGGAGGCCAAGACCGAGGGCGTCTTCGATCTGACCGCCTTGAGCACCGACACCGCCACCCAGGGCGCCAAGGCCTACTGGGACAACACCAACAAGCGTGTGACGGCCACGGCTGGCGCCAACACGCTGATCGGTGCGTTCACGGTGGCCAAGGCCAACGGCGAAACCACCGGCCGCATCTACGTGGACGGCGTGATCCGCTGATCTGCACCATGGGCGTGATCACCCTCCCCACCGATGGCTTTGCGCAGGCTGGCGCCCGCATGGGCGAGGCGCTCATGCGCCGCATGGCCAATGCGCAGGCCGTGGTGGGTGGGGTGAGCTTCGCCGTGCAGTTCACTGACCGCCCACGAACCTGATGGTGGGCGGTGTGTTGGCCCAGTCCGGCCGGGCTGTGGTGGTGGCGTTGGCCGCTGACCTGCCCGCTGCCACAGTCGAGGGCGCGCCGATCACGATTGGCGCCGAAGCCTGGACGGTGGCCACAGAGCCCCAGCTGGACCGCCGCACGATGATGGTCAGCTTCGAGGTGGAGCAAGGCTGATGTTGGCCCATGCCCATCTGGTGGACCTGATCGAAGCGCACCTGACGGGCGCGCCGGCTGTGGCTGGTGGCCAGGTGGGGCGCTTTCGGACGCGGGCTGTGAGCGCGGATACGCCTCAGGCCGTGAACGTGCGCCTGGGGCGGTCTGTTCCCCAGCCGCTGGCGGGCTATGGCGCGCCGGTGGATTACGACACGCAACTGGTGTTGGAGTGCCTGGGCCGTGCCCGTGGCAACGGCGGCGCCGGTACCGACACCGACACCGACACCGTTGCCGGACAGGTGCTGCAAGAGGCGCACAGCCGCATCGCGGCCAATGCCGCTGCCCTGGATGCAGCGGGTTTTTCGATCACCTTGGCGCCCTCTCTGCAGTGGGCCCAGGACGATGCAGATGAGCGCATCGGTGTGGTGATCGCCATCTACAACGTGCAGCACCGCGCTGCATCTCTGACCCTGGAGACGCTTTCATGAGCAAGCCCACCCGCATTCCGCCCGCCGACGATGGCTCGGACATCACGCCCACCGCTGGTGGTTCGTGGATCCGCGATGCCGATGGCGGCCTGACCCCTGCCGATGCCCAGACGGCCCGCGCGGCCGGCCTGCGCTGGGGTGATGAGCCCGAGCTGCCGGACGTTGCGCTGGTGGTGGATGGCGCCATCCCTGCTGTGCCCGATGCCGCGCCCGATGCCGATGCGTCGGGTACCGAAACCCCTCAGGAGTGATCCATGCCCGGTTCCATTGACAACACCGTCATCCTTGCCAAGTTGGAGACCACCTCCGGCACCGATGCCACCCCCACGAATACCGCCGATGCGGTGGCCATTCGCGTCAGCAACCTGAGCGTGAAGACCGTTCAGAACTTCGCCGAGCGCGATGTGATGACGGGCACGTTCGCTGCGCCTGACAAGCTGCCGTACAGCCGCCGTGGCCAGATCTCGTTCAGCGTGGAAATGTCAGCTTCTGGCACGGCTGGCACCGCGCCCGAGTGGGGCGACCTGCTGCAGGCCTGCGGCATGGCCGAGACGATCACGGCGGGCAGCCGGGTGGAATACACCCCGGTCAGCCTGAACATGAAGACGCTGACGATCTGGGCCTACATCAACGGCCGCCTGGAGCAGTACAACTTTGCCGCGGGCACCGCCAAGCTGAACGCCAAGGTGGGCGCTGTGCCCAGCCTGGATTTCACCTTCCAGGCGCTGGTGACCAGCGTGAACGTGCAGGCGCCGCCTGTGCCCACGTTGTCGGCCTGGAAGCGTGGCCAGGCCATTGGCACGGCCGCAACCACCAAGGTGAGCGTGGGCGCTGTGACCTATGCGACCGGCGCCCTGTCGGGCGGCACCTTGTACAGCTTCGAAGAGGTTGGCCTGGACTTCGCTTGCGATGTGCAGGATCTGGCCTTGGTGGGCCAGGAATCCATCGGCATCTACGGCCGCAACCCGAGCGCCAAGATCGTGGCCGACCTGGGCTCCACGGCCCATGTGGCCCTGGTGGCCGACATGGCCGCTGGCACCACGCGGGCCTTCGGCTTCGTGCATGGCACCACAGCTGGCAGCAAGGTGCTGGTGTACGCGCCGGTGGGTGTGCTCACGGCTGTGGATGACCAGATCAACGGCAAGGTGATGCTGAGCAACATCGGCATGACGCTGCGGCCCTCGGCCGCCAACGATGACTTCCGGATCGTGTGCCTGTGATGAGCAAGCTCAGCCTCAACCCCAACCCCACGTTCGAGGCCGATGTGGCCTTGAGCGAGCCCGGCCAGGCCGAGCCGGTGAACGTGGCCTTTGTGTTCAAGCACAAGGGCCGCAAGGATCTGGATGCCTTCGTGAAGCTGCCGGTGGAGCGTGAAGCCGCCGGCAACGCGATCAAGGACCCGGAATACCTGGCCGACATCGTGGCGGGCTGGCCCGGTGTGGATGCCGAGTTCACGCCCGAGAACTTCGCCACCTTCCTGGAGGCGCGCCCCACGGCCGGCCAGGAGATCTACCGCGCTTACCTAAAGAACCTGACGGAGTCGCGCGTAAAAAACTGAGGCGCGTGGCCCGGGCGGTGATGGGCCGCCCGCCACGCGACGAAACGCACGCTGCAGCCAAGGCCTTCGGGCTGGCGCTGCCCGAGGGCGAAGCGCCCTCAACCCCGGCTGAAGTGCAGTACTGGCCGGATGACGAAGACGCGGTGATGTTGTTCACCGCGATGCGCACCCAGTGGCGCACCAGCATGGCCGGCTTTGTGGGCCTGGATTACGCAGTGATCCAGATCGTGGCCGATCAGCTGGGCATAGGCCGCAAGCGGCTCAAGCGCGCCTTCGGTGTGCTGGGCATCCTGGAAGACGAGGCGCTGGTGATGTTTGCCGAAGCCGCCAAGAAGGACTGATTGATGAGCACCACCGACATCCGCTACCGCGTTTCTCTGGACCCGGGTAATGTGCCCGCCAACGCCCGGGTGGCGGCGGATGCGGTGGCCCGGATCGGCCAGGCCGGCCAGGTGAGCGCGGCGCAGACGGCTGCAGCCATGCGCAGCCTGCCAGCGCAGATGACGGACGTGGTGACGCAGCTGCAGGGCGGCGCCAGCCCGCTGACGATCTTGCTGCAGCAGGGCGGGCAGATCAAAGACCAGTTTGGTGGGGTGGGCCCGGCCATTGGTGGGCTCACCAAGTACCTGGCCGGCCTGGCCAACCCGGCTGTTGCGGTGGGCGTTGGCCTGACGGCGGTGGGCACGGCCATGGTGCTGGGCCGCATGGAGTCGGAAAAGTACCGGGCCGAGCTGATCAAGACGGGCGGCATCGCAGGTGTGACGTCAAGCCAATTGGCGGAGATGGCCAGTGGTGTCTCCAAGACCATCGGCACCCAGGGCAAAGCGGCGGAGGTTCTGACCGAGATGGTGGCGACGGGGCAAGTCGCGAAGTCGGTGATGGAATCTGGCGCAAAGGGGATCGTGTCGTTCTCGAAGGCGACTGGCCAGGCCACGGGCGAGTTGGTGCAGGAGATGGCCTCTCTTGCCAAGGGTCCGGCGGAGGGGCTGGTCAAGCTCAATGAGAAATATCACTTTCTGACGGCATCGACATATGCCCATGTGGTGGCGCTTGAGCTGGAGGGGAAGACCACCGAGGCGACCCGGATTGCGCAGGATGCATATTCGCAGATGATGGCGGAGCGTGGGGCGGCTTTGCTGGCCAATTTGGGCGCCCTTGAGAGAGGTTGGAATGCTGTCAAGGATGGCGCCAAGTCGGCGTGGGATGCAATGCTCGGCTTTGATCGTGAGCAGAGCATCGACAAGCAAATTGCACAGGCCAAAGCCGTGCTGGCATCGAAAAAGGGCATGGCCGACCATTCCCTTTTCAAGGGTGTGGACCTTTACGGTGTGGATGAGGCTCAGGCCAATTTGCAGCACTTGCGAGAGCAAAAGCTGCGCGATGACGCCAGTGCAACGACCCGTGCTGCCCGTCAGGTGTTTGACGAACGCGTGATCATGGGTCAGAAGTACCTGGCCAATATCCGAGATCAGTACGATGCCCAAACCAAGCTGACGCGCGCTCTGCGTGACTACCAGCAGGTGGTGGATGAGCAGGCCGCTGCTGGCACGCCCATCAGCCCAGACCAGCAAGAGCGCGACCTGGCGCAGATCCGCCGCGCCAACGTCGACCGCGATGCAATGGCCCGTGAGGCGGCCGATGTGGCCCTGGGCCTGGCCAATGCCCGCTCTGCCAGCACGCTGCGCCTGTCGATCGCGCAAGACCAGGAGCGCCGCCTGGAGATCAACCGCGCCATGGGCTTGGTCAGCGTGCGCGACTACGAAGAAGCGCGCTCCAAGATCGAAGCAAAGCGCATTGGCGAGCGCATCGCCATGATCGATGCGGAGATCTCAGCCGAGAAGAAGCGTACCCCGCAGGATGAGGCGGGCAAGCTGACGCAGCAGGCCCGCCTGGTGGATCTGGGCGGCCAGCGCGCCTCGGCTCAGGCTGATCTGAAGGGCCTGCCCTTGGTGCAGCGCGCCAAGGAAGAAGCGCGGGCCCTGGCCGAATCTCAGCAGCATGCGAAGGATTGGGCCCAGAGCTGGGCCCAGGCGGATCAGTTCGCCACCCAGCTGGCCGATCAGACGGCCACCGCGATGGCGCAGCAGATCACCAGCCCGCTGGCCCGGGCCCAGGCTGAAGCCGAGGTCGCGGTGGTGCAGCTGGAGCGCAATGCCGCCCGCCTGCGCACCACGCTGGTCAACCAGATCGCGATGATGCGGGCCGATGGCCAGGCCGGCATGGCCGACCAGCTGCAGGCCCAGTTGGACGACATCGAGAAGAAGCTGGCCACGGCCAAGCAAGGTGTGCGCGAGAAGGCCGGCACCAGCGTGGTCGACAGCTACCTGAGCCGCGACATTGGCACCGACCTGTCAGCCGGCTTCGACAAGGCCAGCCAGAGCCTGGGCGCTTTCGTTCAGGGCTTCAGCAAGCTGGTGGATGAGCAGGAGAAGTACAACGAGGCGCGCAAGGCTGCGGGCACAAACTCGGAGAAGCTCGCCGCGGTGGATGCCCGCTGGTTCGCTCAGCAACTCAACAGCTATGCGGCGCTGACCGGGTCTGCCAAGGGCTTTTTCGGTGAGCACACCGCCGGCTTCAAGCTGATGGAGACGGCTGAGCGTGGCTTCCGGGCCTTTGAGCTGGGCGCGGCCACGCAGGCGGCGCTGATCAAGTCGGGCCTGATCCAGGCTGAGGTGGGCGCCAAGGTGGCGGGCGACGGCACCAAGGCGGCCAGCGAATCGGGCTTCACCATCCTGTCGCTGGCGCAATCGGGCGTGCGCACGGCGGCATCGGCTGTGGAGGCCGCTGTGTCGTCCATGGCTGGGCTGCCCTTCCCGTTCAATTTGGCGGCGCTGGCGGCCACATCTGCGGCCCTGGCGGGGCTGGGGGTGTCGTTGTTCGGTGGTGGTGGCAGTGGTGGATCCTTTGCGAAGACGAACAGCGGCACGGGCACGGTGCTGGGCGACAACGGCAAGGCCAGCGAATCGGTGAGCAAGTCGCTGGAATCGCTGCGCCAGGTGGACACGCAGACGGCGCGCTATGCCGCACAGATGGCGCTGAGCCTGACGAACATCGAGGGCGGCATCCAGGCGATGGCGGCGGGCCTGGTGCAATCGGGCGCGCTGAATGCGGCCACCTCGGGCATCAATGTGGGCTTCCGGCGCAATGACGTGGGCGGTGCGGTGGGCGGCGTGGCCCGGGGCGTGGCGTTTGGCCTGACGGCTGGCATTTCCGAGCTCTTGGGGCTGGGTGGTGCCATCGATTCGCTGGTGGGTGGGTTGTTCGGCACCAAGACTTCGGTGAAGGGCCAGGGCATTTCTGCCGATGGGCAGTCGGTGACCAGCATCCTGTCCAAAGGTTTCGATGCGTCTTACTACGCCGACATCGAAAAAAAGAAGAAAACGCTGGGCATCACCACATCGACCAGCCGCAGCACCCAGCTCACCGAGGCCGATGCATCGTTTGAATCGCAGGTGACGAAGATCGTCGGCTCTTACGCCGATGCCATCAAGGCGGCATCTGGGCCGCTGGGCGCTGATCTGAGGTCAGTGAGCGAGAAGGTGGCCAGCTTCGTGGTGGACATCGGCCGCATCGATTTGCAGGGCCTGACGGGTGAACAGCAGCAGGAGCGGCTGTCGGCGGTGTTCTCGGCCATGGGTGATCGGTTGGCCAGCGCGGCGCTGGGCGGGCTGGATGATTTTCAGCGGGTGGGCGAAGGCTACCTGCAGACTGTGGTGCGCGTCTCCAGCGGGACCGAGCAGGCCCAATCGGCGCTGCGGCACCTGGGCGTCACGGCGGTGGAGTTGGCGCAGCTGGCGAACAAGCAGGCCGATGTGGGCTCTGAGCAGGTGAAGGAATCTCTGTTGGTGGTCGAGAAGGCCAGCAATGGCATGAGCCAGATCATCCAGACCTTGAGCGGCTCGGCCAGCGAGATCGCGCAGACCTACACGGCGCTGACCGATGTGCGTTCATCGCTGCGCCTGCTGGGGCTGAGTGGCCAGGCGGTGGGCTTTGCGATGCTGGACGGCGCGGGCAGCCTGCAGTCGCTCACGGACGGCCTGGCAGCCTTCCGTGAGGGCTTCTTGACCGATGGCGAGCAGCTGCGGGTGAAGTCGGGGCTGATGGCGGCTGAGTTCGCCAAGCTGGGCCTGACGATGCCCTCATCCGCCGCCGGCTTCAGCAAGCTGGTCAAAGGCATCGACACCGGGACCGAGGCTGGCCAGCGCCTGCTGGGCGGGGTGTTGGGCTTGTCGCAGGGGTTCGCTGATCTGATGGATTCGATCTCAGCGGCCACGGGTGGCATCGCGGATGAGATCAAGCGCATCGAGGGGTTGTCGGTGACGGGCGGGAGTTACGCCACGATCGCGGCGCAGTTCGCGATCAGCACGGCTTCGGCCCGGGCCGGTGATGTGGACTCGATGAAGCTGTTGCCGTCGCTGAGCCAGAGCTTGCTGCGCGCTGCGGAGGATTCGTCCACCTCGCTGGCTGGGTTCCAGGCGGTACAGGCGAACACGCTTTCGAGCCTGAAGGACACGCTGGCGCTGGTGGGCAGCACGGGGCTGTATGCGGGTGGCTCGGGCGCCAAGAGCGAACTGGCGGTGTCGGCTGACAAGACGACTTCGGCGGTGGATCAGCTCAAGGCCCAGATGTTGACCGCGCTCAGCGCTCAAACCAATTCAGTGAATGAGCTGGTTTCCATATTCAAGAAAGCCAGCGACACACTGGAATCTATTTCCAACCCTGGCGAATCCATTAACGTGAAGGTGTTGCCATGAAGGTTATCGTTCCGTCAGCCATTACCATCAATAAAAGCACATACCCGGCTTCAAAAATACCGGGTGATTACACAACCTATCCGACATTCAGCACAAGCACGGCTTACACGGTCGGGACCATTGTTATTTATGGCGGCGCTTATGCCTACAAAAAAATCACGTCATCGGGCGCCAGCACAGTAACGCCAAATCTGGATACAGCGAACTGGGCAAAGTACAGTATTACGGAAAGATACGCCCCGTTCGACTTGTCCATGTCAACAAAGTCAACAGACTTTACAGGGACTGAGTTGATACTTTTGTCAAAGGGTTTTGATTCGTTAATATTCTTGGGAGCAACTTTCGTTGGCGTATCTCTTAACATAGAATATGTAGCTGTTGACATGTTTGGCGCCTATACAGCTCTTAGCAGCATGCAGGTGGATTTGGATAGTGAGAATACATTTTCTGATGTTAGCAGCCTGCTTGCGGTCTCATTTCCTGGTGCGTCACAGCCGGCATTAAGGATAACAAGATGGCCGGGGGGTGGAACCATGGGGTGCTTCAAGGAAATAATTATTGGAAAGTTGCACGACATGGGCGCTACCCGAAAGGGATGGGATGTTTCAATCAATGACTATTCAAAAAAGACGGTTGACGAATACGGCAATGTTTCCATAACCAAGCGCGGCTTTTCGTCTCGCATGAATATATCATCGCAATTTGGCAATGATGCCGCTGCAGAGGCGGCAATTGCCCTGCTTGAAAGCAACAGAGCCTTGCCGCTGATGTGGATCGGTGTTGATTCCAGGCCTTCGACATGGATCATTGGATATGGCCAAAACTGGACCATGAAATGCAATGAATCCGAGCAAAACATACTTCAGTTGACAGTCGAAGGGGTGGTGTGATGGATGTTTCAGGCCGTGCGGCACCGGCAGCCGTGTTTGTGGCGTTTCTGACACCCTTCGTGGATCAGTACGCGGGTATTTTGATTGCCGCCATGGTGGGCTCGCTGTACCCGCTGGCAGCGGCGCAAACCGAGACCCGGTGGGATGGTGTGAAGCTGGTGTTTCGGGTGGTGCTCACGGCCATGGTGCTGGCGGGCGCTGCAGCCTGGCTGCTTGAATCCAAGGTGGGTGTGCCCGCCCATGTGGCTACGCCCACGGGTACGTTTTTCCTGGCCTTGGTTGGTGACCGCTGGGGGGATATCAAAAGCGCGGTGGTTAAACGCTTTCTGCAGTTTGTTGGGGGTGAGCAGTGATTAACGTCTATCTCAACTTCGTTTTGTGCGGCGCCATTTTCTGGACATGCTTTTGCCGCCTGGTGCGCACGGATCACAACACGCACATGCCTGTGCGTATAGCCTTCATGGTTTTGGCCGGCACGGTGCTGGCGGTGGGTGTGGCGCCATTCGGATGGGTCGCGCCTTGCTTGCCCGCGCGGGCGCCTGGGGTAGCACAGTTGGCCCTGGAGGCCGCCATGTTCATGGTGCAGGGCCTGACGGCCAGGTATTGGCGTGATGGGGTGCCTTGCCATTTCCAGCGCGCTGCAGGGGGTGCTGATCATGGCTGACGCACCGAAGCCCAAATCACCCCGCGTGGTGATCGCTGTGGCGCTGGCTTCGGCCTTGGCCATGCCGGCCGAGGGCCTGCGCCAGGTGGCCTACCGCGACCCGCCCGGCATCCTGACGGTGTGCTGGGGCAGCACGGGCAATGTGGACCCATCGCGGGTTTACAGCATGGCCGAGTGCCGCGCCCGGCTGGATCGGGACATGACGGCGGCCGTGGAGGCTGTGGAGCGCTGCGCGCCTGGCCTTCCGCCGCACCAGCTGGCCGCCTGGAGCGATGCGGTCTTCAACTTGGGCCCCGCCATCGTGTGCCGGCCGGACAAAAGCACAGCGGCCCGCCTGTTGCGCGCTAGCCGGGCCTTGGAGGCCTGTGACCAGCTGCCGCGCTGGGACAAGGCCAGCGTGGGCGGGGTGATGGTGGCGCTGCCCGGGTTGACGAAGCGGCGGGCGCTGGAGCGGGCTGTGTGTCGCGGGGAGGTGGCCCATGGCTAAGGTGCTCGCATTGTTTGACCTGGTGCCGGGCTGGCTGTGGGCGCTGGTGCTCGCGGTGGCCACGGTGCATGGGCAGCTGGCTGAGCTGAGCGAAGCGCGGGCAGTGGCGCAGGCTGCGCAGGCCCGGCTGGAGTTGACTGGCGCCCAGCTGCAGGCCACCAAGGACATGGCCGCAGCCCGCGGCCGCGCGGAGGCCAAAGAGGCCACGCTCAAGGGGCAGTTTCAGGAGACCATTGATGCACTCACGACATCTCGCGCGGCTGATGCTGGCCGCATCGCTGGCCTGGCTGGCCGGCTGCAGCAGTACGCCCGCCCCATCGCCTGTCATCCAGGTGGTGCAGCCGCTGGTGCGGGTGCCGGCGCCGCCGGCGGAGGTGATGGAAACGCCAGTGCCGGACTACCCGGTGTGGCTGGAGGCGATCTTGTCATCCTCGATGGGCAGGCTCGGCTTGAGCTCGCCCAGTTCGCCGTCTCAGCCCGGGACACCGGCGAAACCTTGACCCTGTGCCGGTTGCTGCTTCGAGCGGCCTGGCAGGCTACAAACTGACTGTTTTCGGGGTGTTGGCCCGTGGGGTTCAGGCCTTACGGGCCTTTTTTGCGTGAGTTTCTGCGTAGGTTTCCACTTTTGGCGCTGCGCGTGCCAGGGAAACGCACCGTTGCATCATCGGTGTATGACTCAAAATCGACCCGTTCGCAAGCTGTTGATCTTCAACGGGCGAGCCTGTTTTTTCCTTCTGCATCAATCACTTGCACCTGAATCAATGTTTCGCGCCTTGTGCATATGCATTTGCTTGCGTGCATCTGCTTTTGCGTTTTTGGCGTAGGATTCTGGAAGACCAAAACAAAAACCTACGCAGGGCAGCCGGCGTGGGTTCCAGAAACCCCAAAAGCTACGCAAGATGTTTGATGCACGCACAGCCAAGCTGCTCGCGCCGGGGGAGCACCTTACCATCGAAGAGGCGCCCGGCCTGAGGCTGGAGGCCTCGCAGTCGGCCAAGGCCTGGATCTACCGGTACCGGTCGCCGGTCGATGGGCGGATGCGCCAGATCAGAATTGGCCGCTGGCCAGCGCTGGGGTATCAGGCCGCATGGGTGGAGTGGGAAAAGCTACGCAGCATGCGCGACCGTGGTCAGGACCCGGCCGCTGAGAAGCGCGCCGGCCGGCATGCTGAACTGGTCGCCCAAGAGAGGGCCAAGGCCGAAGCGAAGGATGCGGCCTACCTGGTGCGCCACCTCTGCGCCGACTATGTGGGCAGCCTGAAAACCAGGCGCAAAGCCAAGGGCCGGACCGAGGTGGGGCGGATGTTTGACACCATGCTGGGCGATCTGGCTGCGTTGAGCCCCAGGCGCGTCACGCGGGCCGTGGCCTATGCCGCGATCGAGGCGCATGCTGGCATCCCTGTCCAGGCCAGGAAGTTGCGTGCCGAACTTGGCGCGGCCTGGGACTATGGTATCGACTCGGGCAAGGTTCCCGAAGACACGCCCAACTGGTGGCGCCAGATCCTGCGCGGCAAGCTGCGCACCAAGGGCAAGACCATTCAGGGCAAGGCTTCTCCGCTCAAGCGTGCGTTGTCGGCTGCTGAGCTGGGGCAGCTGGTGGCCTGGCTTCCCAATTTCCCGCGCAACAACGAAGATCAGCTGACGCTGTACCTGTGGACCATGTGCCGTGGATCTGAGATCGTGGCCATGCAGGCCACGGAAATCAGGGATGAGGGCGCTGCTGGGCTTTGGTGGCAGATCCCCAAGGCCAAAACAAAGAACGCCCATGTCGAGGGGGCGACGGACTTGCGTGTGCCGCTGGTTGGCCGTGCCGCTGAGGTGGTGCGCCGGCGGCTGCAGGCTCCTGGCCCTGATGGCCACCTGTTCCACTCGCACACCGAGCTGGGGCACGTCGAGCAGAAATCCATTGGTGTGGCGGTGTGGATGCGCATGCCCTACTGCGAGACCAGGCCAGAGTACATCCGCCATCGCCTGCCGGTGACACATTGGGCGCCGCATGATCTGCGCCGATCTTGCCGAACGCTGGTGACGGCGCTGGGGTGCCCGCCTGATGTGGGTGAGGCGCTGCTGGGGCACGTGCAGCCGGGTATTGAGGGGGTCTACAACCTGCATGCCTACGATGCTGAGCGGCTGACCTGGCTCACCAAGCTGAGCCAGAAGCTGGAGGATCTGACGGAGGCAGAAAAGGAAAAGCCTGCGGTGGGCGGGCTGTCGTAAAAGGCCGGGAATCCCAGGTTATGCGACAGATTTGACGCTTTTGTCCGGATAGTGCGTCGTCCACGACGCCTATCTCGGGTTAGGCCCTCTTGTTTACTGCGGACCATCCCTTCCATGTGAAGCGCGGTCGCGTCTTGAAAAGGCTCCCTAGGCCGCGCTGTGCTCTGCACCATGGATTGTTTTCTGGCCCGGTCCACACGGTGTCCTCAGGGAGGAAAAGGTGTGGGTTCTCGCGCACAAAGTGATTGAGATTTTTGAATGTGAAGGCGGTGCCATGAGGGTCCAGTACCGTGTAAGTCTTTGCTCGGGCGTTGTGCTCTGCGGCTGCTGACAGCCCGTCCATACGCTGGGGAATTCCTCGCATCGTGTCCGCAGCTTTGGCGGCTCGTCTCGCGCGCGCTTCTGGCTTTTGTGCTGCAGCAAGGCCGGCGTCTATGGTGTGTCGCATTGGGGGTTTGATCCGGCCTTCATCTGCTGCCTTGCGCATGCGTTCTTTCAGCTTTACAAGGGTCTCTGCCCCCTTCTTGGAGCCCACCAGGAACACGCCTGGCGGCGTTGACAGCCCCAGCTTTTTCCCGCGATTCATGAGCTGGCCTTCTGTGCAGCCGATGGCTTTTGCGAGTTCTGACTTTCGAGTGCTTTCATAAGTCGCCATGAGTAGTTGATCCTGCTCGGCAGTCCACTTCCAATCAGGCCGTTTGATGCCTTTGCTTTTCGTCATGGGTCCTCGGTCGGCTGTGTTCTCGCTGCGCCCTGGGTGTGTGGCTGGCAGGCCTAACTCGTCGTTGCAGCGGACGTCAGGCCGTTGGCCTGCCGCGCGCTGAACTCAGGGGTTAGGCCCTCAATGCGCGCCAGTCGTGCCGTCCTCGGTCAGCGTGGGTGCCTCTTTCTCAAAGCGGGCCAGCATCTGCCGCGCGAAATCGACCGCCTGCACGTGCCCGAAGTCGGCCACCATCGCGCCCCATGCGGCCATGGTGAATCCGCCATAGATCTGGGCCGTGGCAATGGGCGTCAGGTCGCGGCTCACCTTGCCCACGGCGGGCAGGCACATGCGTTCCCAGATCTGCCCGCCAATCTCGGTGGGGGTGCCGCTGAACTTCAGCATGCTGTCAGGCGCCTTGTTCATGGGCCCATGCCGGGCATTCCAAAGCTCAGCCAAAATCGGGCGGCAGTCCTCGCCAGTCGAAAACATCAGTTGCGTGGTGGCGCTGCAGGCCTCGCACGCGATGTAGTTGCCTTGGTAGTTGGAGCCCTCCGGGTCATCGGTGATGGTGTTGAACTTCGCTTCACTGCCGCAGTGCGGGCAGGGCTTCAGGTGCAGTTCCATGGGTTCCTCTCAACGGTGTGGCCACAGGCCTAACTCATCATTCAAGCGGACCCTTGCAAGTCCGCGCATCTGGCGCCGCAAAACGCGGGCCGCTTAATTCAAGGGTTAGGCCTCGTGTGGTGGCCATGGGTCTTTGCTGTACGACCTGAGTGATTTCGGATACACCAATCTGCCGCCTTTCGTGAGCCGTGCTGTCTTAATCGCGCGCAGCCGCTCTGTTTTGTCAAGCTGCATTGCTTCCATGGACTTTTCGGTTGCAATGAACAACGACCGATCGCCTTCGGTTTGCGCTAAAACCACCAAGCCAGCTTCCTGCATTTCCATCAGATCCGTGTACAGATCATTGCCCTTGGCTGCAACCATAGAGTTTCGGGAACCCTTGGGTTGCATTTCATATGGCCACCACCATGGACCTGTGAGCATGTAGGCAAGCAGCCCGCTAAACCATTTACCTTTTTCTACGCCCGGTGGCTTTGCCAGCAAGATGCCGAATTTATCGGGTTTGATCATTGGTATCGCTCCTATCCGCAAGGCCTGCGGCCCTGCTCGGTTGTCAAAGCGCCCGGGCCTGTGGCCCCGGCTTCGTGTGGCGCGCTGCGCCCTGGGCATCTGCCACCAGGCCTAACTCTTCGTTCAACGCGGACGTGCATGCTTCGCACGCCCGCCGGTTAACTTTTGGGTTAGGCCTTGTTGAACGCGGGTCGCTCGCCAGGCCCCTTGCCTGCTTCTGCGATCACCTGCGGTGTCCACTCAAATTCCGGGCGCGGCATGACGGGCTCATCGCTCACCACGAGCAAGCGGTTGACATCGAACCATTGGCTGTCGCGCAGCTTGCCTTCATTGTCAGCGCCTGGATTGACAATGGCTTGGATGCAGCCATACAAGTCAAAACCAACTGTGGCCACTACGCCTTTAAAGCCGGTAACTCGATCCTCGACGCGCATGCCCAGCAGGTTCAGGTGCTTTTGCAGATTGACCATTTCCATCTCTCCTTTTTCCGCCACGCTCTGCGCGGCTCGGTTTCAAAGCGCCCACCATTTTCCTGACGTCAGGAAAATGATCGGCTTCGTGTGTCATGGATACCTCAGCACTTGGCAAGTTCATGGTCCCGGGTCACCCGGAAGCCCGAGGCCTTGGCATGGCCTCCGCCGCCGTACTGCGCCGCGATGTCGGCCACATCAAGGCCTTCATCCGTGGCGCGCAGGCTGAAGTTGCGGTGCTCTGTCGTGTCCCAGTAGCAGGCGGCGAAGGGCTCACCCTGGGCCATCAGCGCGCCGGCATCGCTGGTCAGGGTGTAGGGCAGGCTGGCCACTGGCACGTCATGACCGCCGATGACCATGCGGCGCTTGCACACGCCCACCAGCTCGGCCACGTCCTTGTGGTGCTTGCGCTCGATGGCGGCGCCGGCGGCGGTCATTTGCAGCAGTTGCACCTGGTCGGCGGCCATGAGCTGGTCCCATTGCTCGAAGGTGTAGCGGTGCGAGAACACGAAGGCCTGAATCTCTCTGGTGCCGGGCAACTTGAAGCGCCACAGGTCGCGGTCTTCGACGTGGCCCAGCAGCAGCGGGCGCGGCTGGCCAGGAAAGAGGAAGTCCCAGGCCAGTGTGGCGCCGCTGCGGTTCAGATCAGTCAGCGTGCTGAACTTGTCGCCGGTCACGCTGGCCAGGTCATCGATGGCCGTCTTGTGGTGGTCGATCAGCACCACGTGCGCGGCGGTCTCCAGCATCTTCAGCACGGTGTCACGCTTGTAGCTGAAGTCGACCAGGTACACGCAGCGGCCAGTGACATCGGGCGGCTCCTGGCCGTACACCCCGGGGTGAAAGTCGCAGGCCTGGCCGTACTTGTGCCAAAAGCACCAGGCGGCGCTGAAGCCATCGGCGCAGTTGGCGTGATAGATGACAAGGGGTTTGCTCATGTGCGGGCTTTCTGAAAGGCTTTGGTGAAGGGTGCGTTGACGCAGTGACCACGGGCCAGCAAGGCCTGGGCAATCTGCACTTGCTCAATGTGGCTGTGAGAGGCTTGGCGGACCAGGCCCAGGTAGCTGTTGCCGGCGGCGAAGACGTCTTCAGCGGGCATGTCGGCCAGGCGGCGCAGCGCGGTGCGCAGGGTGCGCGGCCTGGTGGTGCGGCGCCATGGCTTGATGACGTGGCCCACGAAGTCGATGCCGTTGTCCACACGCTGCAGGATGGTCTTGCTGGGGTTCAGTTGCAGGCCCAGGCGGGCGGGCAGCATGGCGGTGATGTTGGCCAGGGCCCGGTTCAGCCATTGGGGCGACTGGTGCACCAGCACGAAGTCATCGACGTAGCGCACATAGTGGGGCGCGCGCAGCTGGTGTTTGGCGTGCTGGTCCAGCACATCCAGCAGCACGTTGGCGAAGAACTGCGAAGACAGGTTGCCGATGGGCAGGCCTTGGTCATCGGGGGCGTTGAACAGGCTCTTGTGGGGCGGAACACGGGCCAGCAGCTCGTGCCGGCCGCGCACCTCTACATCGTGGCGCGGGTCGTGCATCAGGATTCGCTCGGTCAGGTCCAGCCACCAGGGCTCGGTGATGTGCCTGGCCAGCAGCTGCAGTACCACGGTCTTGCGGATGCTCACAAAGAAGTTGGCCAGGTCGCACTTCAGGTAGTGGGCGGGCTGGCTCCAGTTCTGTGTGGCGCTGCGCACCTGGTGCTCCAGGCGCTTGGCGGCGTACAGGGTGCCGCGGCCCGGGATGCAGGCGCAGCTGTCGGCCGTGAAGCGGGCATAGAAGCGGGGCGAGATCTTGCGGTACAGCAGGTGGTGGACGATGCGGTCGCGGAACTCAGCGGCCCACACCTCGCGTGGCTTGGGGCGGGTGATGACAAAGCAGATCGAGCGGCCAGGGCGGTAGGCACCGCTGGCCAGCTGATCGTGCAGGTCGCACAGGTTGCGCTCCAGGTTGGCCTCAAAGGCCAGGGCGCTGGCGCTGTTGCGCTTGGTGCGGCGGCAGTCGATATAGGCGGCCACCAGTTGTTCGAACAGGGTTGGATCTGCGGACGGCTCTGGCACACAACTCAGCACTGGTGTTGTTGTTGTTCTGGTTGCCGTTGTTGAAGTTCTGATACCAGGCGTAGCCGCTGGAGTGCGGTGTCGGTGCGCGCTATCAACATCGCCCGGGCGAAGGCTGGTGCCGATCACCTGGGAAACTGCACCAGGCCGGGCCTGGGCGAAGCCAGCGGTACCTGTGGTGTACATGGCGGTGCCCTCGTGAGGCAGCGGCGCGACCAGATTCAAAATAGGCGCGGGCATGAAAGCCGTGACTGTCATGCTGCAGGCCCCGTGTTCGTGGTCTTTTTGATCCACCCGTTGGCCTGCTTGCCGATGCTGTCCAGCAGCTGCGTGGCCTTCGACCATAAGCCGAGGGAAATGTCGCGGCGGTCAAAGCACACCCGCAGCAGCACCTGCACCGCACGTTGGCGGGCAAGCAGCTGGCGGATGTAGGCGGCACGCTCTATTGCCTTGGTGGCGTTGGCCAGGGCCATGAGGTTGAGCATCTCGACGCAGTGGTCGGCAATCTTGTCGCCCATGCTGCGCTTGATGCCCCTCGGCATGTGCATCTGTGCGTCAACGGCGAGCGACATCAGTTGCACGCCGGTGCGGTAGATGGGCAGGTCAGTGTGGATGGCCATGGGTCAAAGGATCAAAGGATCAAATGGGCAATCTGCGGACGGCTCTGGCACACAACTCAGCACTGGTGCTGTAGTTGTCCTGGCCGCCGCTGCTGAAGTACTGACACCAGGCGTGGCCGCTGGAGGGCGGTGTGCCGGACCAGTAGGCGCGGGTCTCGAAGCTGCCCTTGAGGTTGGCGAACAGCAGTGCCTGCTCTTGGCGGGTGGGCAGTTCGCCGCCGATGCTGGCGGCCCAGGTCTTGGCGTCGTCCCAGTCCACGTCAGTGGCTTGGCCGGGCAACAGCACCAGGTGGTGGCTGGGTTTGCCGTCTTCGCTCAGCACCAGGCCTGCGAAGCGCTCGCCCTTGGCCAGCTCGATGGTGGCTGCGGGCAGGGTCAAGGTGATCGGCAGATCCGCTTCGAGCTTGGCGATGATCTCGGCCAGGCTGCTGTGCATGGATTTGGCCGCGTCCAGCGTCAGGGCTTCGACGTTGATTGGGAGGGTGATTTCTGAGGTGCTCATAATGGGTTTGAGGTGATGGGCTGCAGCCAATGACGGAGGCGGCTTACCGGGTGGTCACTTCTTGCTGCGCCGCTCGACGTAGCGGCCCAGGCGGTACCCTGCGTAAGTGCAGGAGGCAAAGCAAATTGCCGTGATCAGCCAAAGGAGACTCATTTGGCGATCTTCGGGAGCGGGAACGGCACCTTGGTGGCCGGCTGGCAGGAGCCGTCATCCGATGCGAAGGGCTTGGTCTTGAAGTCGACGTCTTCCAGGCAGCCCAGGCTTGCGCTGACGGTGCTGCACTTGGCCTTGACCACAGTTGCATGGTCGGGGCTCACGAAGTCCATGGTGGCCCAGCCGTCGCCTTGAGGGCATGCGGGCCGCGTGCGTCTTCCAGGGTCGAGAACGACACATCGGGCTTGCCGCATGCGGCCAAGGTGGTGATGATCGACGTCATCAGGATGATCTTGAGTTTCATGGGTCTGCTTTTGATATGCGGCCAGTGCTGCGGGTGGCCGCGTCCCGCTGGGAAACGGTCAGGCGGCTTTGGGCTTGGGGGTGTGGCCTTCGGGCCACTTGGCCCAGGACACCACGGTCCATCGGATGGGCATGCCATCCAAGGCCAGCCATTGCGCGCCGCTCCAGTAGCCTGGCCACACTTCGGGGCCATCGGCGGTGATCATGGTGAGCAGCACGTTTTCATCGGCATCGGGCATGCCGGTTGGCTGCCAACGCAGCGCCTCGTTGGTGCTGCTGCCCAGCACGCCATTGAGCAGGCCTGCGCGCTCGGCCAACAGCGCCATGCAGGTGAGGTGGAAGCACTTCATCTTGTGCTTCATGTAGCGCAGGTGTTGCTGGCCCATGGCCAAGCTGATGCCGATGTGCGCTGACGCGCCCTCGATGGTGCGGCCTTCACACATGGAGCGGATCAGCGCGATCTCGGTTGCTGACAGGCCAAAGGTGGGCTCTGCTGGCTTGTGCTTCAGCGGGTTCAGGGGCGGGGTGCTGAGTTTTGGCATGGGGCATCCTTCGGGCGCTTGGCCCACCAGGTGGAGAAGTCGTCAAGCAGCCACTTGGCCAGAAATGGGCCCTCGTCCTGGCGCACTCGCTCGATGTAGGCCGCGCGCTCATCGCGGGTGGTCAGGGCTTGCAGGTGGGCCATGTGGCGGGCGTGGGCTTCGGTGGCTGGGCAGCGCAGGAATCGGGTCACGTGGGCGCCGTTGGCAGCAGCTCGCGCTGCATGGGTGCGGCGGTGATGGCATGCAGCCTCACCTGCCACAGCACCGGGCCGGTGTGGCACACGGGTACCGGCACGGTGATCGTGTGGCGGCCATGGCGCAAGGTCAGGTCGACGGTGGTGGCGCGGTGGGTTTGCTTGGTGACCGTCCACGGGCGTTTCCGGCGCGCCAACGTGGCGCCCACGGCGATGGTGGCTATGCGAGATTCAAAGCGCTCGCGGGCGAGGGTTCCGGCGCTGCTCATGCTGCACGCTCCATGGCCTGGCGCTCGTCGTAGTTGGCTGCCACCAGGGCCCGCGACAGCGGCGGGCAAACGCTGTTGCCGCACATGCGCACCTGGGCGGTCTTGGTCAGCGGGTGGCCATCGGCGCCACGGTCGATGATGTAGGTGTCGGGGAAGCCCTGGGCCCGGTACAGCTCGCGTGGCGCCAGCATCCGCAGGCCGATGTCCACGATGGCGTAGGGCTCGCCCTTGACCATGACCAGGCCAAAGCGGTCCTTGGTGGTGATGGTGTGCAGCGGATCCAGCATCTGTGGGTCCTGGTCGCTGCCGTAGTACTTGATCAAGAAGGCGCGCACCTCGGCGTGGTGCAGGCCCTGGGCGCTCACGGTGTGCACAGGCTCATCTGTGCCCGATGCGGAGCTGGTGCCGCGCAGCTTGACCAGGTTGCTGGTGACCAGGCCCGCCGACACACCGCTGGCGGTGATGGTGTTGATGGGCTGGGCCACATCGCGGATGCCGTGGCTGAAGCGGGCTTTGCCGTCCTTGCCTTCGCCATGGCCCATGTGCACCAGGTTGGCCGTGACCAGGCTGTGGTGGTCGACCGTGGTCACGGTGCCTGTGGGCTTGTCGATCGCTTGGCCCACCACGCCGCCGTAGTGCTTGGCCAGCATGGCCGTGACCAGTGCATGCTTCTGGCCGCCCACGGCGGTGCCCAGGGGCTTTTCCAGGCCGGGAACACGCGGAGCTTGACCTGGGCGCTCGCCGTATCCGGTCTGCACCAGGGTGGGCGAACACAGCGCAAAGGTTCCGCCTTCTGGAGTGGCGGTGATCGTGCGCAGGGGCTTGCCCATCGGGTCCAGGCCCTCGCGCGATCGGTTGGCGAACTCGACGATGAACGGCTCAGCCGCATCGATCACATAACGCTGGATGCCCTTGGCGATGCGGCGCATGGTGGCCTCGGCCAGTGGGCGCGACCGCTCGAAAATGCTGGGCGCCGGGATGCTCCAGTCGATGCAATCGGCGGCAGTGCGCCAGGGTTGCAGCTTGCGCTGCTTCACGGGCAGGCTGTCGGGGGCGCCATGGGTGGCTGCAGGCCACACGATGGGCTGGCCATCGCGCCGGGCCACCAGGAACAGGCGCTTGCGGATGGTCGGGGCGCCGAAGTCGCAGGCGCGCAGTTCGCGCCACTCCACGGCATAGCCCAGGTTGCGCAGCTGGGCCACCCAGCGGCGAAAGGTGTCACCCTTGCGCTGCGGGCAGGGCTGGCCGTCTTCATTGAGCGGGCCCCAGTGCTGGAACTCTTCGACGTTTTCCAAGCAGATCACGCGGGGCTGCACCTCGCGCGCCCAGCGGCACACCACCCAGGCCAGGCCACGGCGGCGGCGAGCCTTGTTGCGGTCGCGGTAGGGCTTGCCGCCTCGCGCCTTGCTGTGGAAGGTGCAGTCAGGGCTGGCCCAGAGCAGGCCCACGGGCTGGCCGCCAGTGACGGTGATGGGGTCGACCTCAAACACATCGCTCACGAAGTGCCGCGTCTGTGGGTGGTTGGCCTGGTGCAGGCTCACGGCCTCAGGGTCGTGGTTGACGGCGATGTCAACGTGCCGGCCGATGGCTTGCTCAATGCCGGTGCTGGCGCCGCCACCGCCGGCGAACAGATCCACCGCCAGCTCGTGGGCGATGGGCAGAATGAATTGGTTGGTGATCACGCCCTCACCTCCCAGCCCCACAGGATCGTCGCGCCAGCCGTGGCCTCGTTCGAAAACTCAGCCAGGCGCTTCCAGCCGCAGGCCTCCAGCACGCGGTGCATGCGGGTGTTGTCGCCGGCCGTGGTGCAGGTGGCGAAGTTGAAGCCCTCTCTCACCAGCACCTCGCACTGGGTGCGCTTGAGCAGCTTGCCCATGCCTTTGCCACGCTTGCTGGCCTTCACGAAAAAGCTGTGGCAGTGCGCCACCTGGGGCTGGTTGGGGATCTGCTCGACGCAGAAGGCGCCGAAGGGGTATGCGTAGCGGGTCAAGCGGCCTCCTGTTGGGCGGTGGTGTTGGCGGCTTCGGCTCGGGCGGCCCGGGCGCGGCCGGTGGCGCCCTTGCCTGCGTTGGGCGGTGGCGGAAGATCGGCCACAGGCCGGGATTCGCACCACTCGGTGATCTCGCGCCGCAGCCAGCGGCTGCTGCCTTTGGAGGCCTGCCGGGGGCGCGGGGCGTCTCCGGCGTTGATCAGCCCCCACCAGGTCGACAGGCCCAGCTGCACGGCGTGCAGCACCTGCTCGATGTCCATGTAGATGGATGGCTCGTTGATGGGGGCTTTGGAGGCCATGGCTGCGGTCTTTGTGGTGGCGGTGGATCAGCGGCAGGCGCCGGTCAGCAGGGGCAGGTTGTTGATGCCTTCGCGCACCTTCTGGATCAGCTCCTTCGCCGCGGCTTCGTGCGAGCGGTCGGGGCGGATCAGTTCGTACCAAAAGCTGACCTTGCCTTGCTGGGTGCGGTACTTCAGGCGGGCTTCGATGACATAGCCCGGGCCCGCCCAGAACACGGGGATGCCGATCACGAACCGTTCAAACAGCTTCATGTGCTGGATGGTCTTCTCGTCTTCACCCTCGATGTATTCCAGGCGCACGCTGCCGTCCTGCAGGCGGCTGGAGCTGCGCAGGCGCTTCTCGCCGCTGCTCTCGAAGTTGGTGGCCATCTGCATCATTTCGGCGCTGCTGGGGCGGCCCTCGCGCGCCGCGATGTCCAGCTCCTGACGCTCCAGAAACTCGGCGAACTCCACCTGGGGCGTGGCCTTGCCGTTGCGGCCCGTCCAGATCTGCCACTCGTTGCTGGCGCGCGGCGTGAAGGTGGCCTGGTGGCGGCGCCAGCCGGCGGTGCCCTTCTCGTGCTCGTCGAACACGGCGCGGAAGCTCAGGCGGTAGGTGGCGGGGTCGAAGTCGCACCAGACCACGGTGCCGTCGGTGCCGTGGCGCTTCACGTAGCTCAGGAAGCTGTCGCAGTCCTGCAGCTCGGCGGTGGCCACGGTGGCGCGCGGGTTGTCCAGGTACTGTTCCAGGTCGAGCTTCAGCTCGCGCAGGTCGAAGCCCTTGGGCACGGCCACGTGGCTGATGTGCAGGCTGGGCACATCGGTGGTGGTGGTGCTGACGATCTTGGCGTCGGGCAAGATGCGGGACAGGGTCTCGGCGATGTTGATGCCAGGCTTGTCGCCCAGCAGGAGGTCATTGCTGCTCATGGTTGCTTGTGCGCGGTGCGCTGGTGGTGGATAAGGGGTGATCAGGAGGCGCTGCGCAGCGGCTGGCTGGGCTCGACGGCCTCGCGCAGCTCGGCCACGGCGGGCTCCACCTGGCGCAAGTCCAGCTTCTGCTGGTTGGGGTTCTCGGCCGTCAGGTTGAAGTCGGGCGTGATCCACAGCAGGGTCGGGTCAGCCTTGGCCTCGGGCATCTTGGCCACCACGGTGGGGATGATGTTCATGGCCCCGGCGCGGGCCGGTTTGATGTCCAGGGTGATGGTCAGCCTGCCGGCCTTGTGCGTGTCTTCCACGCGCTTGATCAGCTGGTTGAGCTTCTCGCTGGCGAGGTCGACAAGTACTCCGTTGTCGATCATCCGCAGCGTGTCGGTGATGGGGCGAATCGCCATGTGGTCTCCTGTGTGGAGTGGTTGAAAAAACTGGTGGTTGGCTCAAACGGCCACGATGCGCACGTCATGCGCCTGGGCCTGGCCGCGCAAGATGGCCTGCACGCGGCGCTCGGTCAGCCGGTGGCAGCGCACCATCACACGGGCGGGCAGTTGGTTGATCAGCAGGGCGTAGTCCTCCAGCACGGCGCGCAAGTCCTGGATGCCTTTGCCGGTCAGCCGGATGGGCGCGCCCTGCTCCACATGGCGGCTGCCAGCCTGGGCCAGCGCGGCCACGCAGTCGGCCACCAGGCCGCCGTGGTCTTCGGCCTCGCCCATGGAGATCAGGGTCTCCATGAGGTTGACGGCGTCAGAGCACACACGCCACGCGTCGGTGCTTGGGGTAGGCGCGGATTCCATGGCCTGCAGGCCTGCCCACATGCGGCCCATCTGGTGCTCGCGCTTGGCGGCGGGCAGCGGGTCGGTGGGGCTGGCCAGAAGCTCGTCCAGCGCGGTGTAGGTCGATGGTTGGCGCTTGCTCATGGCTGCCTCATGCGGGGTGGCGCTTGGCCTTGGCCTGGGGCTTCTGCACGATGCCCATGCGCGGCTTCATGGTCTTCACCGGCTTGGGCGGGCAGTTGCGGTGCGTCACCTCAAAGCCCTGGGCTTCTTTGGCGCGGCTTTGCACGCCGGGCTCTTCCAGCAGCTTCTCGGCCACGGTGGGCATGTAGCCGCCGGGCTGGCCTGGCCAGATGGTGATGTAGCTCATGCTTCGATCCCATTCAGCGACAACTTGGCCAACACCAGGTTGCTCAGCTGGCCGCAGCGGGCGCGCAAGCTGACCAGGTCACCATCGTTCTCCAGGACCTGATCGATGCCTTGCACGCCAGCCTCGCTCACGTGTTGGCGCACCGCGCTCGTGTCGGGTCGCGTCACCTCGACCAACAGGCCGCGGCGGGCCTTGATCCAGTCGGCCTCGTTCTGCATGCGGACATCTGTGATCACCAGCACATCGGGCAAACGGCCCATGGTGCCCAGCTCGACCACGCGGTCTGCCAGGCGGCAGATCCAGAAGTCCTGGCCGTGGTGCTCGCGGCCCCACTCTGTGCCCAGCGTCTGGGCGAGGTGGCGATAGCTGGTGCCCCAGTTGGGGATGGCGATTTCCTTGCGATGCCGCTCGTGCATGTAGCTGCCCGGCACCCCCATGGCTTGGAGCGCGGCCTTGATCGGGTCGGCGAACGCCATGGTGCGGGTCTTGCGGCACCGGGCCTGCAGCGCTTCGCACAGCAGCTGTGCGGCGGTGTCCTTGCCTGCCCCGGCTTTCCCGGTCAGGCCAACGATTTGCATGTGGATCATGGTGTTCACGCAGTGGCAGCTGCGGCTTCGATGAACGATCGGGGTGTGGGGCGGGTCACGCTGATCGCGCCCACCAGCTGCAGGCAGTCCTGGCCGCGATAGCGGTGAACCCGCAGGCAGTTGCCCTCGGCGGTGATGGGCGTGTCGCGGCGCAGGCTGGTGGCGGCGTTCTGGGCGGCTGAGCTGGCCGCGCTGCCCTCGCCAAATGGCCAATCCACCAGGATGGGCAGGCCCTTGGGCTGATCCAGCAGAAACTGCACGAAGTAGGCGCCGCCCACATTCACGTAATAGGCCTGGCCCTTCACGCTGGCCTTGATGCAGATGGGGCTGCTCATGGCTCAGGCCCCGTGGCTGCAGGTGGCCAGCGCGCCCACCACGCCGCCCACCAGGGTGTAGAAGCTCACGAGGCGCATGGCGCCCACCACGTTGGGCCAGTAGGTCATACGCAACCACAGCGGCTCATACAACCACAACAGGTTGCGCCAGAACTGCCCGGCGGCGGAGCCCGCTGCAGGGGTAGGCGGGCCTTCGGGTGCTGCCTGGGCCTGACCAACCGGTGTGTGCGTGGCCTGGTCGTTGGCAGCGGGCTTGGCCCGGCGCAACAGGGCGGTGGCGTCGATCACGTTAGAGCGCTGCATGTTGGGCCTCTTCGGTGGTGGTGGTGTCATCGGCGGCGCAGGCCACCGAGGTGGTAGAGACGCAGCGCACGGCCCCTGTGGTCAGCACCCGCACCACCAGCTGGCTGGCGGCGGCGCGGGTGTCGAGCACCTCGGCCATGCGGTAGCACAGGGCGCCAGCGGGCGCGGCAAAGCGAAGGGATACAAACGTCATGGCTTGGCCCTCCGCTGCGGGGAGACTTCAGCCAACATGGCCTTGTAGCCCTGGCCCCAGGTGGCTTTGACCTCGGGCAGGCCGTGGTGCAGGCGCACGCGCTCGACCAGGCGAGACGTAACCGATGGCAGCATCGGGACCATCAGCGGTTGATGCACCCAGCGGTTGGCGGCTGGCTCATCAGATGGGCGCTGGCGGTACTCGCAGCGCTGCCATGTGGCGCCGTTGGAGAGCGCGCAGAAGCGCGCAAGGCTCGGGTTGTTGCGCCGCATGCGCATGGTGACCAGCACCAGCTGCAGGTGGTCAGCGTTGATTTTGCGTACTTGCATCACCATCCCCTAAGCGGCTCGCCGTAGCTCAAGACAAAGCTCAGCAGCGCGACCACCACCAGGGCGCACAGCCCATCGGTGATCAGCTGGCGCTTGCTGGAGTAGCTGGGGGGTGTTGCTGCGGCTGCGGCTTGAGCACGGGCCGCAGCGATGGCGGCCGCGCTCTGGGCAAAAGCCTGCTCGCGCTCGGCCTGGCGCTCAGCCAGGTGGCCAGCGGCTTCCATCGGCGCGGGGATAAGGCCCGGCGCAGCATCACCGCAGGTATCGATGCGGTAACGCCCTTCGATTTGATTGATGAATGCCTGCATGGCCCCACCCCTCAAAGGATTGAAGGATCAATGGGCAATCTGCGGACGGCTCTGGCACACAACTCAGCACTGGTGCTGGTGCCGTACTGGAAGCCGTGGCTGAAGTACTGACACCAGGCGCAGCCGCTGGAGTGCGGTGTGCCGGTCCAGTGCCGGGTGCGTGCGAACTCGCCCGGCAGGTTGCTGAACAGCAGCAGGGATTCAACGCGGTTGGGGAGCTGGCCGCCTTGGGCTTCGGCCCAGGCCTTGGCATCGGGCCAGTTCAGGTCGGTGTCAGGCTTGGCGTCGAGCAGGATCAGCGCGTAGG